CTTTTTTCTGTCTTAGTGTCGTACATCACTTTCTCCAATCTAATCCTGATGCTGGCGTTATTTACTTTGAGTCTGAGAGTGCTATAAGTAAGAAGATGATTGAGTCACGTGGTATAGACTCTCAACGTATGATGATAGTACCTATCACTACCGTACAGGAGTTTCGTACCCAATCAATAAAGATATTGGATAAATACTTGCAGCAGGATGAAGCAGATCGACAACCATTGATGTTTGTTCTTGACTCTCTTGGTATGCTAAGTACCACCAAGGAAGTAGAAGACTCGGAAGCAGGTAAAGAGACACGTGATATGACACGAGCTCAAGTTGTGAAGTCAATCTTCAGAGTCTTAACCCTTAAATTGGGTAAAGCAAATGTCCCCCTTATTGTTACCAATCATACCTACGATGTTGTCGGCAGTTACATCCCTACTAAAGAAATGGGAGGCGGTTCTGGTCTCAAATATGCCGCGTCTACGATCATATATCTCAGCCGCAAAAAGGAAAAGAGTGAGAAAGAAGTTGTTGGAAACCTTATTAAAGCTAAGACAGCAAAGTCAAGACTTACTAAAGAGCACGCGGAAGTAGAGACGAGATTGTTCTACGATGAACGAGGACTGGACCCCTATTACGGACTACTCTCACTTGGAGAAAAATACGAAGTATTTAAAAAAGCTGGAAACAGATATGAGATTGGAGAGGCAAAAGTTTATCCGAAAAATGTTTATGATCATCCTGAGAAGTATTTCACCAAGGAGGTTCTTCAAGCGTTAGATGAGTGTGCACAAAAGGAGTTCTCATATGGAAGCTGAGCAACATTTTATTAGGGTATATGAAGATGCCCTAAGGGAAGATGTATGTAAGAATACTATTCGTTTATTTGAAGAACAGATACACGAAGAGATAGATGATGATGGTCGTCCCAAATTTAAACAGTGGAACCTAACACAATTTCTCGATGAGAATAGTGATGAAGGTCACTCTAAGGTACACGCTGACTATAGTATTATACAGCAGTGTCTTATAGAATCTTGTCATTACCACGTACAGCAGTATATGGATGATGTAGATTGTCGTGACTTCTTCCCTGCTCGTTCCCAGATGGAACAACTTAGAGTTAAAAAGTATTGTAAGGGTACCGATGATAGGTTTGAAATGCACGTTGACGTGGGAGATCATCAAAGTGCTAAGAGATTTTTAGCTATTCAATGGTACCTTAATGACGTAGAAGAGGGTGGTGAAACAGAATTTCGCAATGGATTGCAGATTAAACCTAAAGCTGGTACACTATTAATCTTCCCACCATTGTGGACTTACCCTCATAAGGCTAACCCTGCTGTATCTGACAGCAAGTACATAGCCACTACGTACACACACTATGTCTAGTAATGTTGAATCTATGATCGTTAATTCCCTTCTGTATAATGAAGGGTATGTTCGTAGGGTCTTACCTCATTTGAAAGATGAGTATTTTGAGGAACTTAATAATAAGATTGTATTCGATGAGATTAATAAGTACTTCACTAAGTACGATGCTATTCCTACTAAGGAAGCATTGAGTATTGAGTTAGAAACACGTAGTGATTTAACTGGTGACACATATACTACTATAGTAGATTGGTTAGGTCATAGTCAGGATGAACCACACGAATTAAAATGGTTATGTGATACTACAGAGAAGTGGTGTAGAGATCGTGCAGTATACAATGCACTATTAGAATCTATTCAGATTGCTGACGGTAACTCTGAGACAATGGGACGTGATGCTATACCATCTATCCTTACAGATGCATTGTCTGTTAGTTTTGATAACTCAGTAGGTCACGATTACCTATATGATTCTGATGAGAGATTTGAATTTTATCATCGTGTAGAGGAGAAGATACCATTTGATCTTGAGATGTTTAATAAGATCACTAAGGGTGGTCTAGGTAATAAGACATTAAACATTGCCCTAGCTGGTACTGGTGTAGGTAAGTCACTGTTCCTATGTCATACTGCTGCGTCTCATTTGATGCAAGGTAAGAATGTATTGTACATTACCCTTGAGATGGCAGAAGAAAAGATAGCAGAACGTATTGATGCTAACCTTCTCAACGTTAACGTACAACAGTTAGAGACTCTTCCTAAGATTATGTTTGATCAGAAGATCACACGGATATCTAAGAAGACACAGGGTCGTTTGATTGTTAAAGAGTACCCTACTGCCTCAGCACATTGTGGACATTTCAAAGCACTGTTGCAAGAGCTATCAATTAAAAAGTCCTTTGTACCTGATATAATATTTGTAGATTATCTTAACATCTGTTCTAGTACGAGGTTCAAAGGTGCGATTGTCAATTCTTATACGTATGTTAAAGCGATTGCTGAAGAGCTTCGTGGTCTTGCTGGAGAGTGTAACGTACCGATTGTCAGTGCTACTCAAACTACTCGTTCTGGGTTCGCTTCTAGCGATCCTGACCTTACCGACACATCTGAATCTTTCGGACTTCCTGCTACTGCTGACCTTATGTTCGCTCTCATTTCTAGCGAGGAATTGGAAGGAGAAGGAAAGCTAATGGTTAAGCAGTTGAAGAATAGATATAATGACCCTACAATGAATAAGAGATTTGTAGTTGGCATTGACAGAAACAAGATGAGGTTGTATGATTGTAAGGATCAAGCCAAGATTATTGATTCTGGTCAGAAGGATGATGAGTCCGATGATAACATAGTCAATGTCTTTGGGAAAAGTAAATTTAACGATTTTAAAGTATGACTATCGATGTAGAAGGAATGCCCAATGATTTTCCTGGCTTTGGTACCCCCTCAGCTAAGAAAGTTGTTGAGAAAGCAACCCATAAAGAGAAGTTAGAAATCGATCTTGATAAGTATATCGATTTTGTTGACCTCGTAACAAGTGATCCCTCTAAGGATTACGATTCACTATTAAAAAGGTACGAGGAGCTACATAAAGCAGGATGTAAAATTGAAAGACTAGATACCGCTGCCTCAGGGTTAGTTGCTGAAGCAGGTGAGTTTATGGAACTTGTTAAAAAGATTAAGTTTCAGGGCAAAGAATATAATGCAGATGTCCGAGATCATTTGATGACAGAACTGGGTGATATATTATGGTACAGTGCTCAAGCTTGTCTCGCTTTAAACTTAAGGTTAGAGGAAGTATTCTTCCGCAATACTGTTAAGTTAGCAGCAAGGTATCCAGAAGGTGAATTTACCGTTACTAAATCCGAGAACCGAGCTGAAGGTGATCGGTAACCTAGACCAATGACCGAAGAGATGATAAAAAACATCTCCTATACAAAAGAGGAGGTGGATAAATTAATCGCTGCTGCTGTTGATGAGGCACGTGCAATTGATGAGAAGTCAATGGCAGAGCATAATTTTAAGGCTACTATTATTAGTATGATCCTTGGATTTATATGCCTAGCATTATTTGTTGACGGTCTTCTTCGTATCCTTGGTATCATTCCACCATTTATGGACATAGATGTAAGTGTTGTTGATGAAATAATTGAGAGAGTGGAGAGCGATGTGATACCATTAGTACAAGATGCAGCCACCAAAGCACAGAGGTACATACCAGGACGATGATTTTTTGGATTGGATTCTTCGTTATGTTTTTCAATGAAGGCTTCGTTATGATGAGGCACGTGTCACCGTGGTTCGCAAGACGTAGGCAAGGATTCATTGATAGATTTGGTGCGAATGTATGGTATAGATTTCACGGTACCCTAGACTATCTTTGGATGGGACTTGTGACCTTAGGGTTGATAGTAAACTCTAGTAGGATACTACACATAATGGTACTACTAACCTTCTGGACTCTTGCTTGGTTAATCTTTTATCTACCTAGGTGGATTAAAAAATGACAACCTATATGCAAGGTGGTGGTGAACCCATCTATGAATTCATTCTTCCTGATGAGTGTATAAAAGAAGCCAATGAAGCCATCGATCAATGGATGGCATTAGATATTAGGGGACCTGAGATAACAAATGTAAAAGCAAGACAGACCGAGTGGAATCTACAGATGCCTAAGACTGTAGAGTTCACTTGTTTGTGCTGTAAGATGATATCTAATTTAGTATATGGTACAGGTGGTAGAGTTTTTGGTGGACTCAATGATGGTACCAATGATATAGAATATTATACAAGAGATGTATGGGGTGCTGATTATTCTCACGGAGATTATACTCTACCTCATTGTCATTTTCCAGCAGACTTCTCTGCTGTAGGATTTTTAAAGTTGGATGAGGGATGCTCACCTGTTATATTTGATCTCGCACAATACCATCCAGCAGAGAGACAGTTGATTATATTTGATGGTAAATTAAAGCATAGTGTACCACCTACTCCTGCTAATAGGAGAGTGTTTGCTATGAATTTATACAAGGAGCCAGGTACATTCTAATGAACTTGCAACCTATCTTTGCTAGTTTTCTAGCACAAGAGGTTCTTCCTGTAGATTGTGACAAGATTCTCCAATACTGTATTGATCTTGAGAAGAGTAGACCTTCCTACCATACAAATGGGTGGCAAAGTGGTCCACTAGAAGAAGATATTCCAGAACTAACTGACTATATTAATAGTAAGATCCCACATTTTTCTGAACTGTACGGTTTATCTGAGAAAGCAAACCCACAGATTAGTGACTTCTGGATCAATAGGAATAGTTTTGGACCACAGAATGCTCACAATACAGAACCACATATCCACGCTAATCATTGGATTAGTTTTGTATTTTATCCAGAGGCAGATGAAAACACTGCACCACTTATCCTTGCTAATCCACATAGTGCCATAGAGTACACGGTACCTAGAGACTTGATACGAGAAGTTAATAACTGGAACAGTCACAGGATGATTGTAAAACCTGTCACAGGACTCTTGGTTGCATTTCCTAGTTGGATTATGCATTGGATTGATCAGTCACCAGTACCTCAAGACAGGTACAGCATCGCCTTCAACGTTACCCTATCCCATATACATTCTAAATAGTACCGTGGAGACCTGCGGAACTAATGGCAAATATCACCATAGGTGAACTTAATAAAAGTGTAGATTACTGGACTACCTTTAATTCTATGATTAAAGACCATAAACCATTTAAGGTTATAGATGGTTTGGATTGGGGTAAAAAGACTGTCACGATTAATGCCGATGATCCTAGGTGGAAAAAGATAAAGACACCTGATGATCTTTCAGCTGCTTTCCAAGGTACGGGTAAAAAAAATCGTAGTGTTGTCCTACCTGTTTATACTGGTGCGTATGGTACATCTGCTGAAACAGATATTATTCTCACGCATTTACATAAGGATAATATTAAACAGACGACTAGAGCAAAATATAATTTGGGTAATGTAGCTGAAGGTATACTAGCAGCAGCTATGGCTGCTAGGTTTGAGAAGAAGGATAAAGATATTACTGTTACTGACCTAGCAGCAATGATACATCGTTGTATCAACGCTAAGACAGTTAACCATATAGAGTTAACATTTAAATCAAAGAACTTTATACCACCTGGATATAAGGGTGGTGCTGTACCTGATGATGATGTAATACTATTCATTAAATTAGCAAAGGCAGATCTAGACTTCTTCTGTAGTAAGAAACCAACTGAAGTAACGACAAGAGCACGTATGTATAAGAGTTGCTGTCACTATTGTAATGGTAATGAGATCAGTACACTAGCCACAGAGTGTTATACAAATCTGATGTATGATAATATTAAAATTGAAGCTGATGGTAACAGTAATCAGAAAGGAACTAAGGTTGATATAAAATTACATATCAATGATGATATAGAATTTCCTATCAGTGGTTCACGTGGAGAGAAGATGGATATCACACAGGTATCATTGAAGAGATCTGTAGGACAGTTTGGACAGACTGGTGGATGGGATCTGGATAAACAGACATTCTTCTGGTCTCAATTGATGAATAGAGATCCAGCAGGTGATCAGACAGTGGTTAATAATTGGGCTAAAGCATTAAAGAAAGGTGAGATAGAACAGCAACGTTGCATCCACGCTGTACAGGTAGCATATGATTGGGCTTTCAAGCAGATAAAGAAGGATGTTAAAGGTCCTTCAGCAGCAGATTTCTTTGGGAGGTTGGATAGAGGTATAAATTTCTTTGCTACTAAGGGTGAAAAGAATGTTAAGATCGTAGAACTGGCAGGGGATGTTTCAATTGTTTACGATTTCAGTAGACTGGGTGCTTTGCTGGAGGGTGGACAGTTAGAATTAGAAGTGAAGATGTCTAGTTCTGCTACCACCAACTTCAAGTCATACCAAATGCCAGACAAACCTATCATCCAGTTACTTGATAAGAATGCTAGTGGTGATGATAGTAAGAGATCTTTAATCAACTTACGTCTGAAGTTTGAAGCAGCAGCAAACAAAGGTAACGGATACTTCCGTAACCTAGTAGAAAAAGGACCACGACTCAAGAATTATCTTTCATTAAATGTCTAAGAATACCCACCTCGAACACCTTGAAGATGACATCCTGAACAATGGTTCAGCAGGAGGTAAGAATGCTATCAACTTCCTGAACTCATTAGGTAAGATGTTGACAGGACCATCTAGCAGTAGTATAAATGTTACTACTAAATGGGATGGTGCACCTGCTGTAGTATGTGGTACCGACCCTGAGAATGGAAAGTTCTTTGTAGGAACTAAGTCAGTCTTTAATATAAACAATCCAAAAATATGTTATTCTGATGAACTGGTTGACTTCTACTATGAAGCAGGAGAATTAAATAAGAAATTAAAAGCGTGTTTAAAGTATCTTCCCTCTCTTAATCTTACAGGAATACTACAGGGAGATCTATTGTACACTACTGATAAGACAGTAGGACAAG